TTGCTAGTTTTGATTTAGACAGTTTATATCCTCATTTAATTATGCAATATAATATTTCTCCAGAAACATTACTCACAAAACTTCCTCAAAAATCATTATCAATTGATAACCTGTTAGACCAAGAAATTGATACAGATTATGCTAATGCTGAAAATGTATGTTTAGGAGCTAATGGGTTTCATTTTACAAGAGATCATCAAGGATTTTTACCAGAAATGATGGAGAGAATGTATGCTGAAAGAAAGAAATTCAAAACTGATATGCTTGAAACATCACAATTACTTGAAAATGAAAAAAATGAAACAGAAAAAAAACGTTTAATAAAAGAGGTTTCAAGATTAAATAACATGCAGATGGCGAGAAAAATTCAACTCAATTCTGCTTATGGTGCTTTGGGTAATCAATATTTTAGATTTTATGATGAAAGACAGGCAACGGCTATCACAACTGGTGGACAACTTTCTATTAGGTGGGTTCAAAATGACGTTAATCTTTATTTGAACGCTCTTCTAAAAACAAAAAATAAAGATTATATTATAGCCGCCGATACAGATTCGATTTATATTTGTTTAGATGATTTAGTTAAAACTGTTTTTACTGATACAACCAATAAAGAAAAAATTATTAAATTTTTAGATAAAGTATGTGATACAAAAATACAAGATTGTATAAATGATTCATTTAATAAACTGCATGTATATATGAATGCATTTGAACAAAAAATGAATATGTCTAGAGAAGTTCTTGCAGACAAAGCAGTTTGGACCGGTAAGAAGCATTATATCATGAACGTTCATAATAGTGAAGGAGTACAATATGCTAAACCCAAAATAAAAGTAATGGGACTAGAATCAGTTAAATCTTCGACTCCCGCAGTTTGTAGGGATAAATTAAAACAATCTTTCGATATTCTTATGAATGGCTCTGAACATCAAATGCAAGAATTTATTGAAGAATTTAAAGAATCATTTGACTTGCTTTCTCCAGAAGATATTGCATTTCCCAGGTCTGTAAGAGGAATTGAGAAATATCGTGATAGTGTATTATCGTATAAAAAAGGTACTCCTATACATGTAAAGGGAACGATTATACACAATAAGTTATTAAAAGAACATAAACTTACAAAGAAATATCAAATCATTCAGGAGGGAGAAAAGATTAAATTTTCTTATCTTAAAGAACCAAACCCCGTAGGAGATACTGTAATTAGTATGGGAACAATCTTACCCCCCGAGTTTGGATTACACCAATATATAAACTATAAAATGCAATTTGAAAAATCTTTTTTAGAACCATTAAAAGCAATATTAAAATGCGTTGGGTGGGAACATGAAAAAACAAGTACAATCGAAGATTTTTTTATTTAAGGAGACGAAATGGGTTTTTTGAAAGAAGTACTTAAGGAAATAGGTAATGAATATGCTGGATTTGTGTCTGACGGAATTGAAGCAGGAGATGTTGAAACTTTCATTGACACTGGCAGTTATGCTTTTAATGCTTTACTTAGTGGAACTATATACGGGGGGTTGGCTTCAAATAAAATCACAGCATTTGCTGGAGAAAGTGCAACCGGAAAAACTTTCTTTGTCCTCGGAATTGTCAAGCAATTTTTAGAAGACAATCCTACGGGAGGAGTTCTTTATTTTGAATCCGAATCCGCTATAACTAAACAAATGATAGAACAGCGAAAAATAGATACTTCTCGTATGGTCATGTTACCAGTTGCGACGATTCAAGAGTTTGCTCATCAAGTCACAACAATTCTTGATAAACATCTTGCTAGTGCAGATAGAGTGCCTTTGATGATATGTCTTGATAGTCTTGGTATGTTATCTACTTCAAAAGAGGTTGGTGATATTACTGATGGTAAAGAGACGAAAGATATGACAAGAGCCGCACTTGTAAAGGGAGCATTTAGAGTGTTGACCCTTAAAGCAAGTAAAGCAAAGGTTCCTGTATTGATTACAAATCACACATATAGTCAAATCGGTGTGATGTTTCCCCAACAAATTATGGGGGGTGGTACGGGTCTATATTATGCTTCAAGTAATATTGTGTTTCTTTCAAAAAGAAAAGAAAAAAGTGGTACCGAAGTAATCGGAAACATCATTCATTGTAAAAATCACAAGTCTAGACTGACTGTGGAAAATAGAATGGTTGATGCATTAGTTACTTATAATAAGGGATTAGATCGTTGGCATGGTATGTTAGAGCTTGCTGAAGAAGCTGGTATTTTCACCAAAGTATCAACGAGATATGAGCTTCCAAGTGGTATAAAATTATTCGGTAAACAGATCATGCAAGATCCTGAAAAACATTTTACTGAAGAAATAATGTTAAAAATAGATAAATTTTGTCAGGAGAAATTTTTATATGGAACAACAGTCGATGAAGAAGTGGTACAAACTGGTGAAAAATCCTCAGAATGATGAGGATGACCAATTCGCTTTTGTTATCACTACGGGTAAATTTAAAAATGTAATTTATAAGTATAATCGATTCGGTTTAATAGACCCAGAGAAAGATGCTGAAGAGTTGAAATATCGGTTCGAATATGATATACTAGAAATACCTGAAGATATTAGAAAAAAATCATACGCTGATACTGAAGGTATAGAATTTGAAAAATTAATAGGTGAAATTTTAATAGAAGTAATTCAAGAAAATATAGATTTAGATACACATGGAAATGATGAGGATCGAGGACACGATATTGAAGAACCTGATATTCAATGATGAATATACCAGAAAAGCTTTACCATATATAAAAACAGAATATTTTTCAGAACATAATGACCGATATCTTTTTAATGAAATAGAAAAATATGTAAATGCGTTTAATGTTCTTCCTACTCAAGAAGCCCTAATTATAGAGATTGGAAATAATACAAGTATTTCTGAACAACAATTTGATATTGTTTCTAAAAAAGTTGCGGAATTTTTCAATAGTAAAGAAAACACCGAAACTGCTTGGTTACTTGAAACTACTGAAAAATTTTGTCAAGACAAAGCAATCTATAATGCAGTATTTGAATCAATTAATATCATTGATAATCAAAAAGATACAGAACAGGACAAAGGAGTAATACCCCAAATTTTATCTGATGCTCTTGCAATTTGTTTTGATCCTAATATCGGTCATGACTATATTGAAGACTCGGATGAACGATTTGAAAGTTATCATAGGGTTGAAGAAAAAGTAAGGTTTGATTTAGATTATTTCAATAAAATAACCAATGGTGGATTATCTAAAAAAACCTTGAATATTACACTTGCTGGTGTAGGTGTAGGAAAATCGTTATTCATGTGTCATCATGCGGCCGCTTCAATATCTCAGGGTTTAAATGTTTTATATATTACTCTTGAAATGGCAGAAGAAAAAATTGCGGAAAGAATTGATGCCAATTTAATGAATATTACGATAGATGATTTACATGATATTCCTAAAGATGTGTTTGATAAAAAAATGAAAAAGGTTAAAAAGACGACAGCAGGTAGATTGATTGTCAAGGAATACCCGCCCGCTTCTGCAAATGTAAACCATTTTAAAAATTTATTGAATGAATTAAAATTAAAAAGAAAATTTGTTCCTGAGATTATATTTGTAGATTATTTAAATATTATGTCTTCAGCAAGAATGAAGTATGGTAATTCTGTAAATTCGTATAATTATGTTAAATCGATTGCAGAGGAACTTCGTGGTCTTGCAGTTGAAAATAATCTTCCTATCTGTTCTGCTACACAAACAACTAGATCAGGATTTACGGATACGGATTTTGGTCTTGAAGATACTTCTGAATCATTTGGATTGCCAGCAACTGCGGATTTTATGTTTGCTTTGATTAGTACAGAAGAATTGGAAGAACTCGATCAAATTTTAATTAAACAGTTGAAAAATCGTTATAGTGACCCTGGCAGACATAAAAGATTTGTGATTGGAATTGATAGAGCAAAAATGAAATTGTATGATCTTGAAGAATCTGCTCAAAGTGATCTTGTTTCAAGAAATGCACCAAACAAAAAGAAAGATTCTTGGGTTAAAAAAGATGATGCTCCCCCAGTATTTGATGTTGAAATAAACGATAGAAAAAAGAAAAAAAAGAAAGATTTTTCGGAATTTACCTTTAATTAGCTTGACTCTCCTTCCTATATTTGAGATAATATAAGTGTAATGGTGGAGCTATATTGGCTCTTTTTGTTAATCTCAAATAAATGAGGTAATATGTATAAATTTATGCTGATAATATTGTCATTCGTAGTAACAATATTTTCAAGTTCCTGCGCCCCCTATCCAGTTGTGGCGACAACCCCTGTTAATAAAATTAGTGAAAAAGTAGGACTGCCATTTGGTACTGTCATAACTCTTGGCGGTAAAAAAATGGTTGTAATTAGTCAAGAAAATGAAGAAGTAAGATTACAACTTTTCAAACCTGTAATTGTAAAAGCAGTAATTCCTAAGGTAAAGGTTACTGAAATTATTTCTGATCTTCCAACGCCAGAATGGGAGAGTAAAACAGTTATTACAGAAGGCGTAAAAAATGTTCAAGAGTGTCTTAATCCTATGGGTTGTCCTCAAGACACTAAAACAGGTGAATGTCTTAAAGGATGCACTGAACAAAAAGTACGTGTTGAAATCATAGAAACAATCGTTGATTCGACAAATGTTATCACAAACGAAATAATTGATCCTGATGTAGTTTTAAATGCTTTATTGTTAATAGATCCCACTAACGGATCATGGAAAAATCATCATAGTCCACATTATGGAAAGATTACTTGGATATGTGTTTTGGCAAACAATATAGGTTTTCCAAAATCTGTAATAGCATTGTCAAAACTGATTTATAATATTCCGGGCCTTCTAGACAAATGTAATAGAGCATTTGCTCACAATTCATTGGCGAATAGCTGGACAAATGAGTCAACACTGTCTTCTCTTTAAATAATCCTCAATTAGATAATATAATAAATAGTTAATACTATTAATGTTTATATTGGATATTATAAAGGATCATGCTTTTATTTAAAGAATTTTTATTAGAATCTCAGGGTGCTAATAAGCACCTTGAACATTTAGAAGATGAAGTTTTAAACGGTGGATTTGATGGTGTAAAAAAAGCAATCACATATTTAAGTTCATTAGGATCAACACTAAAAGGGGATTCTTCTAAACAAATTAAAATAACAACTAAATGGGATGGGGCTCCTGCAGTTGTGGCCGGAATCGATCCTGAAACTGAAAAATTTTTTGTAGCCACTAAGCATGGTGCATTTTCAAAAGTACCCAAATTAAATTTTTCAAATGAAGACATTGAAAATAATCACGAGGGTGGGTTACAGGAAGTTTTAAAAGATTCTTTGAGATATCTTAAAGATATTGGAATGGATGGCGTTTATCAAGGGGATTTATTATACAGTCCACAAAAACCTACAACGATACAATCTATAGATGGAGAATCGCATATTGTTTTTACTCCAAACACTATAACATATGCGATTAAATTAAAAAGTGAATTAGGGAAAAAAATAAATGCTTCAAAATTAGGCATTGTTTGGCATACAAAATATACTGGTGAAGTAGTAAATCAAATGAATGCTACATTTGATGTAAATGTTGATAATTTTAAACAAACATCAAGTGTGTGGTTTAAAGATGCTGAATATGAAAAAATGGACGGAATAGCATCTTTTACTAAAGAAGAAACTGATTCATTTTTCAGTGTGCTTTCACTGGCTGGTAAGTTATTTAGAACTCTTGATAAGAAGTTACTTGACGGTATAAGAGATGATAAATATTTAAATACGCAAATTAAAGCATTTGCTAATTTTAAAATACGGCAGGGTAAACCCATTGGAAATGTTAATGCACATGTTATTGGATTGATTAAATATTTACAACATAAATTAACTAACGAGGTTGATAAATTAAAATCAGAAAAGGGCAAAGAAAATAGACGTAAAAAAAATGAAGACATTTTAAAATTTTTTACAGAAAATAAAAATGCTTTGAAAAACATGTTTCAAATGCAAAATGTTCTTATAGCCGCTAAAATGATAATAATTAAAAAATTACAAGATATTCAGCCCATGACAAAAACATTTATTCAAACCGATAATGGGTTTGAAATTACGAATCCGGAAGGATTTGTTGCAGTTACAATTGCTGATGGAGCAATAAAACTAATAGATAGATTAGAATTTTCAAGACAAAATTTTTTAGCACCAAAAACATTTGGGAGTAAAGCATAATGGAAGTATCAGAACAAAATCTCTTAAACAAATTAGGCGAATCTTATATGAAAATAGTATTGACTGAAGATGTTGATGCTCGATTAAAAAGATTAGCAAGAGAAGGTTTAATTAATCAAGATGAATATGCACTGTTTCTTAAAACAATGCAAGATTTAGAAGCCGATAAAAAGCCAAATCCAAAACAAAGAATGATGATTATACGGATTTTTGATAAGCTCCTTGGTCTAATTATGGGGGACAAGGTTGTGTATCAAAAGATATTGCAAACTGTTAAAAAGAGCAAAAAAAATAAAGAAAAAATTAAAGAAGATACTTTTAGATCAACTCATACAATAATTGTTCATGAAGGCATAGAATATTATGTGACTGCTGATAAAGAATTAATAGAAGTACCATCTTCATTTGAATAAATAATTCTATGAAGATTTATAAAAAGTTTTTAGTAGAAACAAAGCAAGAAAAGACGGCAATTGCAACTTTTGGGAGAATGAATCCTCCTTCTATAGGTCATGTTAAACTTGCAAAAAAGATTTTATCAGAGGCAAGAAAGCATAAAGCAGAACCTTATATTTGCTTGTCTCCTACTCAGAATGCTAAAAAGGATCCTTTGGGTCCAGAAAGAAAACTTTATTATGTTGAAAAAACGATAGGTCCACATATTCATATTGATGTTAAACCTACAGTTTTTGAAGCATTATCTGATTTGTATTCTAAAGGATTTAAAAAACTTGTATTTGTTGTTGGTAGTGATAGACTAAGTAAATTTTCAAAATGGATATCACAATATAATGGAGTAGAAGGAAAAGCTCATGGATTTTATGATTTTACAGATATTGATTTTGTAAGTTCAGGAGACCGTGATCCCGATGCTGAAGGTGCCGCTGGAATGTCTGCATCAAAATTAAGAGAGTTTGCAGTTTCTGGAGACATTGATAGTTTTAAAAAAGGTACGAAATTATCTGCTAAAGATACAAAGTCTATGTATAACGAAATTAGGAAGGCTATGAAACTTGAAACCATAAAAACGGAACAAATTAATTTGAAAGAAGCACTTCGCCCTGAAAAAGTACCCGCACATAAAATAAAAGAAGGTAGAGAATTTCCCAAAACACCAGCAGACAAGAAAGCTCATTTACATAAATTATTTAAAAAAGTGGCAGATGTAAAAAAACAAAGAGAAAAAGATTGGGGCGTTAGCATAGTAGATAAAACCCCTAAAGGATATGGCCCTGATGAAGAAGCCCCCCCTGGAAGAGAAATACAAGTAAAAACATTAAAAAAGAAAGTGGGTGCGGATAAAGCATATGCGTTTGCTTGGGCGCAACATAATAAACATGGATTGCCAGAGGGTACTGGATTACAAGTAAAAATGGCTTTAGATGATGCAGGAGTAAAGGGAGAGTTTAAAGATGGAAAAGTTAATGTTCATAAAAAACATGTAAAAAAAGCACATAAGGCTTTAAAGGGAAATGTTTATTATAAAGGAAAAACTCCTGATGTTGTGGGAGAAGATATAATTGATGAGGAAAAATTTTCGAATAAAATGATAGATAAACTGAAACAGCAATATGAGCCGTGGAGAGGGAAAAGAATTAGTTTGGGTAGAAATGTAGAATTAGAGAAAATAGTAAGACAACTTGCAAAAAATAAAGATGCATTGACACAACTTGTTAAAGCAGATATTCCTTTTATTTCTATGAATGCAAGACTAATTATGCATCAGGATCATGGTGTGCCTCTGAATAAATTTGAAGGAGTGGAAAATCCATATGCTAATTTGAAAAAAGGACCGTCTAGAGCAACGATTCATAAAATGTGGGCAAATAAACAACAAGAAAAGAAAAAGAAAATGATGAAGTCCAGTCATCCAGGATATAATGAAGAAATTATAATTGATGAAATGGGACATATTGTAAATATAAGTGAGGCTAAAGCACAGTTCACTATAGAAGAAAATTTAAAAAGGAAAGCAGAACAATCAGGCATTTCATTTAAAATTTTAGAAAAAGTGTATGATCGTGGAGTTAGTTCGTGGAAAACTGGTCATAAACCAGGAACTACTTCTCAAGAATGGGCAGAGTCAAGAGTTAATTCGTTTTTAACTGGCGGCAAAACCAGATTAATCGCGGATGAAGACTTATGGAATCAAGTTAATTCTAAACACAGAATAAAGGAAGAAATGGACACAGATCAGGCATTTAAAAAATGGTTGGCTATTAGTGAAGCAGATGTAGTTATAGACACTCCTCAGGGCAGATATGTAAAAGCAGGAAATGTTGCTTCTGCAAAAATAAAAGCAAAAAAATCATTTAGGGACCATAAAGACAAGATAAAAGTAACTAGTAGACTTGCCACGCCTTTAGATAAAAAATATCTTCAACACAAAGACGGAGAGGCATAAATGAAACCGAACCCACTTCATGAAAACTGGAAAACACTTGCGCCCGGTTTATTCACAGAACCCGAAAACGATTTAATATATAAAGAATTTTTAAAATTGAAAGAGCAAGGAGATGTCCATCATCATCATTATGCTAAAGACGATAATCCTGATGATAAAAAAAAACGTGAAAAAGATGCTACTGCAAACGTCAAGAAAAAATCTAATAAATCAAACAATGATGATGAAACGCCAGCACAGAGTCGTAGTGAAAAAAAGAAAAAATTGGATCCTGTTGGCAAAGAAGATGGAGATATAGATAACGATGGAGATATAGATAATAGCGATAAATTTCTTGCAAAAAAAAGAAAAGCAATTAATAAGTCAATTAAATCTCGACAAAATACAAAATCTGAAAAAAGTATAAAATTATCGGGTAAAAAAGAAAAAATTGAAATTTACAAAGGAATTGAAGAAAATAAGAAACGATATACTAAAGATATTTTTGCTTTCGGTCAAAAAATTAAAAATCGACAAAGTGTTTTCGAATGCAGAAAAATAAATAAAAATTATGATGCAAATATCGAAAAGAAAACCGTTGACCTCAATGAAGGTGGAGATCAAATTTGGTTCAAAGGAATTAAAATGACTTTTGATGAATATTCTTTGATTTTTGCAACAATGTATGTTCCTGGCTCAAGAGTATTGCCAACAGAAGTTGCACCAGACAATTCCAAATATGGATCATTGTTGAAGAAATTGCCACGAAAAGATCAAAATTGGGTAGTATCATTACTCAAAGATTACATGAAACGTGGTGGGGTAGTTCATAAAGATGTTGTTAAGAATTTTGTTTTGAAAGAAGAAGTTGAACTTAATGAAGCACTTAAACCAAAAGATAAAGATGTCATACAGGCGTTTTATGATAAAGAAAGTTTGGAAGGTAGATTACTCTCCACTGATGGTAAGACATTAGAAAAACTTGGTATGGGTGGTCAAACAATCGCAGTGTGGAAAAACAATAAGATTGTAGTTACTGCTGTGAGCGATGTCAAATCAACAGATGAAATACTTAGATATATGAAAAAATCTATACCAAAACTCAATTTTGATAAAAAAAGTTGGCAAGAGTTTTTCGAGGAAGTTGAACTTGATGAAAGGCATGGAGGATGGAAGCCCGGCCCATATAACATTATTAATGTAACGACAGGAGAAATTCTTCAGGTAGTTAAAACTGGTACAGGAGCCAAAAGAATTGCAGATAAAATTAATTTTTCGCCCAAGACTCCCGATGATCAGATGGTGGGAGTATATCATGTGGACGCTAGAAATGATACGACAACTATAAGATGGTGGAAAAAGGAAAATGGAAAAAAAGTATATTATGGCGATTTAAAATCAGTCAACTGGTCTAAAATTAAACCGGGCGCTAAATCTGAAGAAGTTGCTGAAGGATGGAAAAAAGGTAAGTATACAATTAAAGACGAAAATGGAAAAATACTTGGCACATACAGTTCTGGTGGTAAAGCTAAAAAGGTAATGGATGACCTTATGCAAAAAGGTGATTACCCCGAACTAACTGTCTCAATGGTAGAAGAAGTTGAAGTTGCTGAAAAATTTGCAGGATGGATTGCAATATATGGTGGAAAGCAATTGGAAATTAAGAAAAGTGAAGCAGATGGAATATGGCCCGCAAAACAATTAGCAATTAAACACTTTAAAGTTCCTAAATCGAAACAAGGACTTCTTGCGATTAAACCAGCAGAAGAGGAAGTTGAACTTGGTGAAGCCGCATCAAAATATAAAAACGAGTTTGTCAAATACGCAGTAGAAATTATTAAAAAACTCAAAAAAGATGGTAAGATTGATGACTCGACAAAAGATAGTTTAATTATAAACACCATTTCCCCTATCATGGGTAGTATGGGTAGTCAACGTGAACGTTCCGTCTATAAAAAATACTTCCCAGACAAATATGATTTAAAACTTTTCGACAATTCTGGAGGCAATCAATATGATTCGGAATGGTCATCCCAGACTGATGCTAAAATGGACACAATTGCAAAGATGGCATTGAAAAAATTTAGACAAAATGAAGAAGTTGAACTTGGTGAAATGTCATATGTAATCAAATACAAAAAGGCAAAGAATAGATATTTGAGTAACAAGTCCAGAGATGTTGATAACACAAAAGATGCACTCCAATTCAAATCAGAAAAAGATGCACAGTCAACACTGAATGGTTTAGATTATCAGTTCAGAGGCAATTATGAAATTGTTAAAGAGGCCAGTGATAGTTGGGATGAGTGGAAAAATACAAGAATACAATCTAAAAATATCTTCAGAATGTTAAAACAAAAACATAAAAATAATATTCCTAAAATGAAGAGTGGTTTAGAACTCATCTTTAAACAAAATAAAACAAAACCAGACCAAGAAAAAGTAATGTGGCAGGAATTTAATAAATTTTTCAAAATCAAAGAAGAAGTTGAACTTGGTGAAGGATGGAAAAAAGGTAAGTATACAATTAAAGACGAAAATGGAAAAATACTTGGCACATACAGTTCTGGTGGTAAAGCTAAAAAGGTAATGGATGACCTTATG